GAACAGAGCATTACTGAAGCCACTAATAATACCTCCAAAGCCTCCTTGACCTTGTTGTGTAGTATTACTTGCTACTTGTGTTGGTTGTTGTTGATTCGGAGGTGACCATCCACCCTTCATTTGAGGTGGTGGCTCTTTCTCTTTACTACCAAACATTTGTGATCCTATTAGACCACCTATAAGCATGTTAGCTAAACCTGCCACTATGTGCCTCCCGGATTATATCCACTAGCACCAAGAGTCAGATAATCAAAGAGTCCGGGTTGCTTAGATAATACTTGTGTATTTTCGCCTTGAGGTGTAATTCCAAGAGCGGCATTTAAGTAAGATAATCCCTGTGCAGGATGTCCTGTGTACTGTCCATACTTCTGTGCTGATGCATCGAAGACTGCTTGTTGTAGAGCTTGTTGCATTGCACCTTGTGACTGTAGGTTCTGATTAACTGTTTGCCCCATGTTGAATCCAAGATTTGAGACATCACCTAATTGACCTGATGCTCCTAATCTCTGACTTGCTCCTTGCAATCCTGCTGATTGATTAGCTAGAGATGCCTGTAATTGATTGCCTATATCTTGCATTCCTGCTTGTTGGTTTGCTAGTTGTCCTTGCATACCTACACCCTGATTAGCCAATTGTCTTTGCATTTCTGTTCTTATATCAAATTGACCACCTGCTTGATTAGCCATTTGCTGTTGCATGTTAGCCTGTATATCTTGTTGAGCCGCTCGTTGAGCTTGTTCATAATTCGCTTGTCTTAACCCTGTGGCTTGTTGCCCCATCAATTCTGCAACACCTCTTCCTAATTCTGCTCCTTGAATACCATGTCTTGATCCACCAAATGAACCTGCCATTTGAGCTTGTGAACCTAACTGGTCTAATCCAATGTTTGCACCTCTCAATAAATCTGCTTGTTGAGCATCAATAACAGAGGTTGTGTAAGGATTCATGTAAGGAGCTAAAGATGTATTGCTTAATTGTCCTGCTGTTACTGTAGGACTTAATCCCATTGCAGTTACATTAGTTGGGTTCACAGATGCACTTGATCCTGCTACACCAACCTGTTGTGGACTGTATCCCATACCTGCAACAGCACCCATACCTGCACCTTGAATGCCTTGGGCGGCTAGGCTATTTATATTTGGAGGAGTAGTTTGACCTCCGGGTAGTGCTTGTCCTGCCATTTCTCTCTCTCCTATTTAAATTTATTTGACCATCTTGATGGACTTACAGCTCCAACTGTATAGTAATCTGAACTATGTGGATTGGCTGCTTTTCTTGGATCAGAGTAAGGTGCATTAAATGCAGGTTCACCCCAATCTCTTACTGTAGTTCTATCCAATGTTAATGGTGGAATTGATTCTACAGTAGATGGTTTCCACTCAACTTTTTTGGGTTGCATACCTGCCAATCCTTCTGTTATTATGTTTAAAAATCCTTGTTTTCCTGTATTAAATTCTTGTTCTGTTAGAGTTTGGGAGGAGTCTACACTCCCTACCGCTTTCCCACACTATAATCTCTTCTACTTGGATGGTTTGGACTCACTCCGCCAGTAAGACCTGTTGTCGCATAAGCGTTTTGAGCATTTCCACCTATATTTTTCGATGATTGAACTATGTTCAACCAATTCTGTCGAGCTACAGCATCACCTGTACCAAGTTGATCAGGGTTTGTTATGTAATTTTTACCTCTATCAGCATCTAAATCATCCATAATTTTCACAGCACCTGCACCAAATGGTTGTGTTGTGATTGGTTGTCTACCAGCAGGAGGATTATATCCTCCACCACCACCACCTCGACCACCACCTCCACCACCATAATTTCTTTGGGTAGGTACATTAGCTCCAAACAAAGCATCATACTGAGCTACTGCTCCGGGTTGCTTCGCTTTGAGTTCAGCCAAGGCTGATTCATACATTGGTTGTGAGCTGTAGCCTGTGAAACCATCCCAATCTGTTGGAGTAGGCATACCACTTGTAGCTGTTAAGCCATGTCCGGGAGCTAGTAAGCCAAATGCTTCACCTGCTCCTATATTTGCATTAAAAGCCGCATTCTGTGTAGGAGTAAACGCTGCAACATCAGCACCATAATAGGGCATGTATTCAATTCGTTGTACAT